AGCATCTAAACCTTTGGCTTACAGCATAATAAAACATAAGGAAATAGTCTTAACAGAAGTTTCTGAAAATGAGGTAGATTATGGAGCTTAAAGGATTTAAAGAGTTTGACAAAATTCTTGATGAGATAAAAACAAAAGCTCCGCAAGCTACTGAAAGATTTTTAATGTTACAAGCAGAAGAATTAAAGAAAGATGTTAAAGATTTAACACCAGTTGATACTGGGACCTTAAAGAATTCTTGGCAAAGAGAAAATGGAAAGAGACTAACTGGAAAAGCATTCTCTCAAATTGTGTTTAATATGACAAATTACAGCCATTTTGTTGAGTATGGCCATAGAATCGGAAGAAACAAAACTAAATTTGTTAGAGGTAGATTTATGCTAAGAACAGCAGTAGCTATGAGACAAATTAAATTCTATAAAGATTTAAAAAATTTTTATGGAGGATTGATAAAGAAATGAAATGGGTAGATATAAGAAATGCATTAAATAAAATTATTTCTGAAAAACTAAAGGTAAATCCATATAGTGAGGATATAGATAATATCAAAAAACCTTGTTTTTATATAGATTTAGTTAGTTATAAAAAAGAATTTAATTCTGAATATAGAGAACTAAAAACTATAGATATTGATGTTATCTATTTTCCAAAAACTAATGGAAAGCTTACTAATGCTGAAATATTAGAAAATTTAGAAAACTTGGATAATGCTTTGGAAATAGAAGGAAAAAAGGTTTTACATGTACTTGACAGATTTTTAACTCTAAGGAATACAGATATAAAAATTGTAGATAGAGTTGGACATTATGTATTTACTTTAAGTCTGTATGACCTTTATGGAAAACCTTATGATTATGAACTTATGAAAGATTTAGAATTGAGATTTAAAGAAGGAGGTAGCAATTAATGGGAAATGAAGTAGGGCAAATAAAAGCTAGTCCAAACATTAATATAGAGTTTAAAACTCTTGCAACAACTGCTATACAAAGAAGTGAAAGAGGTATAGTTTGCTTAATATTAAAAGATACTAAGAAAACTATTAAATGGAACACTCTAAAAACAATAGCTGATTTGAAAGAAAAAGAGTGGGATGCTAAGAATGTAAAATACATTAAATTAGCAATGCACTATGGGGCTAAGAAAATTTTAATAAGAGTGTTGCAAACTGGGGAAAATATAGATGATGTTCTAGGTGAATTTAAAGAAAGAAAAATGCACTGGTTATCTTATCCAGGAGCAGAGCAAGCAGATGACCAAAAACTTGTAACTTGGGTTAAACAAGTATTTGGAAATGATGGAGCAATAGGAAAAACTGTTAAATATGTGTCAAGCTTTGCAAATAATACAGACCATGTGGCTATTGTGGAATTAGGAAACACAGGAACTTATAAATCTATTTATGGAGAATTTACTGCACAAGAGTACACAGCAGCAATAGCGGGACTTATAGCGGGAATGCCTATTAATCGTTCGGCGGATAACTTTGTAATGAGTGATTTAAAAGAAGTAGATTACTTTGAGCCAAAGCTTGGTAAATTCTCTCTATACAATGATGATGAAAAAGTCAGAGTTAATTATGGGGTAAACTCAAAAACTACTTTTGATAGTACTTGGAAAAAAGATACAAGAAAAATCAAAATAGTTGAGGGAATGTGCTTCATAACTGATGACATAAGAGATACATTTAAAAATTATTGGTTAGGAATTTACATAAATGACTATAACAATAAAATGAATTTCTGTTCTAATGTTACAAAAGTTTATTTTAAAGAAATGGCTCCAAATGTACTATCGGGAGACTATGACAATAAAATTGAAATAGACTTAGAAGCACAAAAGAGATTGATTGTTTTAGATGGAAAAGACCCAGAAGAAATGACAGAAATGGAGATTTTAAAATATCCTAGTGGTGATGATGTGTTTTTAACTGGTGATGTTAGATTTGCTGATACTATGGCAAATCTTTCAATTTCAATAAAGATGTGATAGCAAATTTTAACTGTATATGTTATAATGTAAAAAAGAATAAAGGAGATGTTATTTATGGCTACTTTAAAAGATTTAGTTCTAATTAATATTAAAGATAATTCTATTTACTTTATAACGAAAACGGGTGAATTATGGAGAAAATATAATATTATTTGGAATGGTAGAAAAATTCAAAAATCTGTTAATGGCAAATTATCAGAAATTCCAAAAGAAAATGCTATTAAAGTTTTTTCAAAACTTGGGTGTTTATTGGATTTAGAAAATAATTGTTATTATAAAAAAATGAAACTAGCAAAAATAAAAACAGGGCATAAGAATTTTATTCTAACTATAAAAAAGAAAAAAATTATAGCATTAATACATAGGTTAGTAGCTGAAACATTTATACCAAACCCTAATAATTTACCTATAGTAAATCATTTAGATTCTAATCCTGAAAACAATAATGTAGAGAATTTAGAATGGTGTACAGCAAAACGAAATGTAGAACACGCTATTGCAGCTGGCAGAATGAATTGGGAACATAAGAAAATAGAAATACTACAATACTCACCAAATGGGGATTTTATAGCAGAGTATGAAAGTGCTGTTGAAGCAGAAGAAAAAACAGGTGCTCTTCGTTCTGTGATATGTAGAGGATTAAATAAAAATAAATTAGCCAATGGTTTTCTTTGGAGATTAAAAACATCGGAAAATTATCCTAAAAAAATAAAAGGTATTGAAAATCCAAAATATTGGAAAAGAGCGATACTAATGTTTGATATGAATGGTAATTTTATAGAAGAATTTGAATCAGCGACAGCTGTTACTAAAAAATATGGAATTAATAATGTGAGAGCTGTATTGAGAGGAACAAGAAATCATGCTGGAGGATATGTATTTAGATATAAAGATAATTAATAGGAGGTAAAAATGGCAGATACAAATATAAGAGGCTATCATACCATTGCTGGTGCTCATGGTACTCTGTGGATAGACAATGAAAAAATAGCAGAATTTACAAAAGTAAATGCAAAAGTAACAGCTGACAGAAAAGATGTACAATTAGGATTATCTGTGGATAGTAAGATTGTAGCTTTAAAAGGTGAGGGTAGTGTTACTCTTGAAAAAGTATATTCAAGGGGTAAAAAGATACTTGAAAAATTGATAAAAGGGAGAGATGTTAGAGTTAGAATAGTTACTAATCTAGCTGACCCAGACACACCAGGAAAACAAGAAGAAAGAATCTCTTTGGATAATGTTTGGTTTAATTCAATAGATTTAATCAACATTACAAAAGGAGAAGTTGTTGAGGAAGAGTACCCATTTGGATTTACACCGGAAGATCTAAAATATGAAAATGATATAAAATAGGAGGTTTAGATGTTAGCAAATATAGAAGATTTATTAAATAGAGGTAAAGAAAGAGAAAAAAAGAAAAAATTTAAAGTTTTAGTTAAAGAACTAGATAAAGAGGTAGAATGTGAAGCTATCAGTAGAAAAGAATATTTGGAAATAGTCCTAAATAATAATCAAGATACAGATAGCGAAATAATATATAATGCTTGTCCTATTTTTAGAGATGATAAGTTAATCAATGGTTTAAAATGCTCAATGAATCCTGTGGAAGTCGTAGAAAAAGTTTTATCATTTTCAACTATCTACTCTTTAGCAAAAATTATCTTGGAAAAATCAGATATTGAACAAATAGGAACTATTACTAAATTTATATCTGTTATAGATGATGATATAAAAAACTAATCAAGACGGATTGGAAAACCTTTACAATATCAAATTATGTATTGAGAGGTTATCCACTCCGTGAACTTCAAATACTATCTCTAAACGAGTTATATTTTTTATATAGATGTTTGATTGAGTTAGTTCGCTAAAATTTTTCTATGTATACCTTTTTAAAAGAAAAATGATATAATACAGGATATTAAATTCATTTTTTAGGAGGAAAGATTTATGAAGAAAATTTTATTAGGGTTATTTATTTTACTAAGTATTATTAGTTTTGGAAGTGTTAAAATTATTGATACAAAAGATAATTTAGGAAAATTGACAGGCGGGAAAAGTATAGTTTATAAGGACAATGTTGGTAGTTTACAACTAGATTTTGAAAATTCTAATTGCATTGCTATTATAGTTAAAACAAATCGTCCTGCAAGTGAGATAGAAACCGAAATCGGTTTTATGATAGATGCAGGATATAACAGAAATCTTTCTTATAAAATTCAAAAAGATAAAAAAACTGTGAAATGTAGTGCAGATAGTGCCATAGATGCAGAAATAATTAAAAACATAGTATATGATATGGAGAAAGGGTATCTACTGATGATTGATTATGTTGGTAAAGATGATAAAACCATAGCTATGAATATAAAACTAGCAGAAATTCAAAAAGCAATAAAAGAATTAAAATCTAAATAAGAATGGTAGGCAATTCAAAGAAAATAATAATTTTAAATATTTAAGAGAGTTAAAAACTCTCTTTTATTTTTGAGGAGGATTTATGAAAAATAATATACTGTCTAAAAATTATAAAAAAATCGTAATATATGATGAAGAAACAAAAAAAGAACTAGCTGTAATTACAGATGAAGAAGTAAAAACTGCTAGTTCAAATATTATAGTTAAGTTACAACCTTAACTACTTTATCCCTTAGGTGGATAAGGATCTTTTCCATAACTATTTTTTTCACGAATTTTTCCATCTTTTCCGTGAATAAGAACTTCTGATTTTTGGTTTATGGCAATTTCGCGAGCTTTTTCTATAGCTTCTGCTTGAGTGTCAAAAGTTGCAGTAGCTTTTTCATTTCCTGCTCCTTTTACCTGCCATTTACCATCTTTTGGAACTACATGTTGGTCTTTTCCCATGTTAATAAACCTCCTCTCCTAATTCAATATTTGAGCCCCCTCTCCTATATTGAATTATAACTTTAAATGAGAAAAAAGTAAATTTTAAAAATTTCTCTTGACTTTTGACGACAGATATATTATAATACTTTTGTCGTCAGAAGGGAGTGTGAGAAATGGATGACAAAAAGAAAATGGGAAGACCTACAGATGACCCCAAAGATGTAAAACTGACAGTAAGAGTTAATAAAACTACTAATGAAATATTAGAAAAGTTTTGTAAAGAAAATAATCTTACTAAGGTTGAAGGAGTTAGAGAAGCTATAAATAGGTTACCTATAAAAGAAAAAAAATAAAAGAGTGATATTCAGTCCCTGAGAAAGATTTGAAATATCACTCCACACCAAAGTATTGGTATGTAAATATTATACACTGCATACCTCTATTTTGGCAACTAAAAAATTAAAATGGAGGTATTTTTTTATGGAAAGAGAAAATAAAATTTATTATTGTATTTTGTAGAATTAGGAGCAAGAAAAGGAATTTTAAAAGATAGAGTTGCAGAAGAAAAGGAAAAGCTATTTGAAATATTATCAGAAGTTGAAAAGATTTTAACATCAACTAATAATAATCAATTAAATGTAAAATTAGAAAATATTGTTAATGATGTAATAGAACTAACACAACATCAATATTTTGAATATGGAAAGATTGCTAATACTATTGAAGAAGAATATCAATTAAATTACAAACCATTTGAAAGAAAAGTTGATTAAAATGGAAGAAAAGACAATAAATGAATTGTTTGGATTATTGAAAGAAATTGTATTAATCATAAATGGAGGTAACAAATGAATAATAACCAATTACAAATTATAGATGAAAGAGAAGTATTAGGAAAACAATTAAGAATATATGGAGATTTTGAAAATCCATTGTTCTTAGCAAAAGATATTGCAGAATGGATTGATTATGCTAAAACAGGGAATGGTAGTTATGATGTTAATAAAATGTTAAAAACTGTTGATGAAAACGAAAAGCTAATACGAAAAATTTTCGCATCAGGTCAA